TAGATTATATGTGGTGGCATAGAAACTATATTCCCTAGCCTACCGTTTTAGGAGGAAAAATGGCACTATCTGATGCCGAAAAGAATGCACTCAAGGGATTGAATCCCGACGGGTCTCCGATGAATGAGGAACAGCGCAAGGCGAATAAGGCGAAGGTCGACGCTAAGAATGCCGATTCCATTAAACAGGACAAGGCTGAGCACGGCGGACGTTCGCTTACCGAGCGGCGCGTTGAAGGCGATCCGCAGCAGTCCATGGATGACGCTCAGACACGGAACAAGGCGGCTAAGGACCTCACGCCGCAACAGCGCGAGGAATCCGGCATGACCGGCAACGATGTCTTTGACCCCGGCGACAGCGATGGGGACAAGAAAGCGGTTTCTCCTGACGATGGGAACATGCTCGAGGGAGCCCCGAAGGACCCTGCGGATGTTGACCACTTCAAGGACACCAAGGCGGCCTGGGAACATCTCACGAACGTTTTCGGCGAGAAAGTTTCCGCGTTGCAGGCTGAACTTGAGAATCGCCTCGGTGAGCAACTAACCCCCACGGACAGGGAGACGGGTAACCCGTTTGCTGGGGACGACGTTCCGGCATCTAAGGAGATGACGCTGGATGACGTGAAACAGGCGGCCGAGAGCACGAAGGATGACGCCAAGGCGGTGCTCAAGGGCGTTGGTGACGTTGGAGGTGCCGCCGTCGAGTTGGGCGGTACTGCCGCTAAGGATGCTGGAAATGCTATAGTTGATGGCATGGGCATTGACCGAAAGGCGGCCGCAAGTACTGGAAGAACGCTTGCCGGTCTTTCAGGATTGTTTTCTAGTAGCGATTCGGGGAACGATAAAGTTCCTGACTCCAATTGGAAGCCCAAGTCGATTAGCGAACTTTTTAAGGGGAATTGATTATGCCACAGCTGCGTGACGACACTTCAAATATTGATATTCTTAATGCCATTCGTAGCGATGCCCGGATGGATTATCAGACAATGGTTCCTGAGGCCACCAAGGCCAACATTCAGGAGACGATTGCGGGAATCATGTCTGACAACATTACTCGCAACGAATTCATGTCATCGCTGGTTAACCGCATTGGTTCCACTATCGTGCGTGATATTTCGTGGACAAACCCGCTTGCTGTCTTCAAACAGGGCATGATGAACTTTGGTGACACTATCGAAGAAGTTCACCTTGATTTCATTAAGCCGACCATTTATGAGGAGCAACGTGATTATCTCGAGCGTGACGTGTTCGGGCAGGCGCCACCGCCTTCTAAGTCTGCTTTCCACACGATTAATCGCAAGGAGAAGTTTAAGATCACGGTTAACCGTGACGTGCTTCGTCGGGCTTTTCTTTCGGATAATGGTCTTTCTGAGATGATTTCTCAGATTATGGCCGTGGCCGCTTCGTCTGACCAGTGGTCTGAGTTCCTTAGCATGACTAAGTTGTTCAAGACTTTCGATGACAAGTTCGGATTCTATCGGATGCAGATTTCTGATATGAATTCGTTTGAGCCGGACAAGAACAAGGTTGACGCTGCGCTTAAGGCACTCAGGGTTGCCGCGAATAAGATGCAGTACCCGACGCCTGCATTTAACAGTGCCGCTGTGCACTCATTCGCACGCCCCGAGGATTTGGTGCTTATTGCGACGCCAGAGTTCAAGGCGAACGTTGACGTGACATCCCTGTCCGCCGCGTTTAACCGGAGCGACGCTGAGGCGCCGTCTCACATCATCACGGTCCCGGGCGAGGCGCTGGGGATGGCTGATACGTCGGCTATTCTGACTAGCAAGCAGTTCTTCGTGATTAAGGATATTCTGCTTGAGAATCGGAGTATTTCTAATCCTGAGGGTCTGTATGATAATTTCTGGCTGCATCACTGGTCAGTTATGAGTGCGTCGCCGTTCACCCCGGCGATTGCGTTTGGCACTAAGCCGAACACGATTGTGGTGACGCCTAAGGCTGAGACTAATGCCGCGATTACTTCACTGCTTGTGGCTAGGCCGGATGGTACTCAGTCGACGATTATGCCGCCTGGGGCGGTTCGTCAGGCGTCTATTCAGTGGAAGACGGCGCCCGCCAATAAGGGTTACGCCACTGACTGGTATCTCAAGAACGCTAAGTCTAAGGGAACGAAGATTTCTAATGACGGCGTTCTCACTATCGGGCCCGATGAGCCTGAGGCGTTCCTTACTCTCGGCGTGAATGTTGATACTAAGGGCGAGGATGGCAATAAGCCGCTCAACAAGGAGATTAGCATTCAGGTTAAGAAGTAATATCTGAATTACTACAGAATCGGGTGTCCACTTGGGCGCCCGATTCTGCTATGCTTGGACTTGAAGGAGGACGATATGTCGGAGATTTATGCTATGCCACCTGAGACTCGAGCGGGCCTTTCGTTTGATTATTCTGTGTGGTCTGCCGGTAGCGTTATTACCATGGTTAATGTGCCTTTCGATAACACGTATCGGGATATTGTTGACTGGAAATCGTATGGACACACACCTTACGCTTATGTTAAGTCTTTTAACAACCTGCATAAGGTTGAGATTAATCAGATGACCTATCTTGCTCAGGGTAAGCCGATTCGTATTCCGACACCTTTCACTAAGGCGAATCAGTACAATTATGTGATGGTTGAGAATCCGGGACGTCCGGTTAATAACATTGGTTTTGAGGGTTACACGCCTAGCGTGTTTTTCTATTTTATTACCAGCATTGATTATATTGCACCAAACACTACTCAGTTGACGCTCCAACTTGATGTGTGGACAACTTACTATCAGCGGATTAATTTCGGTCGCAGTTACCTTGAGCGCGGCCATATGGGCATCGCTGCAACCGATTCTTTCGATAATTATGGAAAGAATTGGTTGACACAGCCTGAGGGCCTGGATATGGGGTCCGAGCACCAGATTATTAGAACTTACCGGCGATTGCTGGCAGATGTTAATAATTACGATTATGTTGTGATTGTTACTTCTACAACAAAACTTGACGCCAATAATGGTTACGGTGACGAAAACAATCCCCGCGTATCTATGGCCACTTCCTCGCGAACCGAAGGAATCCCTAACGGTACCGAAATTTATGCGTGCACCGCAGGTAATTTTAAATCCGGTATGGAGGGGCTTCGTTATTACCCCTGGGTTGCGCAGGGAATTGGGTCAATTACTATTGTCCCTAAAGATGTTGTTGACTTAAATGCCGGCGATAAAGTTAAGGTTGGTGAGAAAACAGGTCAAGGAACGTGGACATGGTTATCCGACAATAGTGTTTACATTAATCGTAATTATTCGTTGACTGACGCTAGTTTTAGGAATGAATTTCTTTCGTTACTCCCTAAGGAATATCGGGAACTTAAGAAATTCGTGACATCGCCATACTGTATTGTTGAGTTGACAACATATTCAGGGAATCCTGTTGAATTTCGCCCTGAGTCTATCCGCACAGCGGGAATTAACATTAATCAGTATGCCCATGTTGTGCCGCCTAATCCGTCCCTGTTTTTCACTATCCGGGACTACAACACAATCACTGAATCTGTGATTGTTGAGCGCCGCGCAGGTAAGGTGACTAACGAGTACGGTGAAGGTTGGGATATGTGTACCGGATACACGTCTCTCCCCACATTCTCGGCCGTCAACAATTCCTCGCTTAACGCCCTGGCTTCCTCGGCACACACTGCGGCGGCTCAGGTGAATAACGCGAAGTGGCAGCAGCAGCGCGCTCAGCGTGCTGCGACGGCGGCGCGTGATGTTGCTAATGCGGGTATCGCTGCCACTCAGGCGGGGGCTGAGAATTCTATGTGGGGTAATTCTGCGATGGCGGATTCTCAGTCGCGCTATAACAATATGCGGGCTACTGTGCAGGCAACTCAGGGTGCTATGACGGCACTTGGTGGGGTTATGGGGCTGAATGGTTCGGCGGCTGGTGCTGGTATTGGTCAGGCCGCTACGGCCGGCGTTTCTGCGATGATTAATAATTCTCAGGCACAGTCGACGGCGAATATTCAGAATCAGTTGGCTAGTGGTGCTTCGCAGATTTCTCAGCAGCAGCAGAGAACTGTGCGTGACACTAACTATGAACTTGCTCAGTTTGCCGCTAACGGGGACTATGAGGCGGCTATCGCGTCGATTAATGGTCAGCGTCAGGACATGCAGGTTATTCCACCGTCCGTGGTTGGTCAGACGTCGGGCTATGTGTCTGCGATGGTCTCCAACGGGCTTGTGATTGATGCTAGAATTAGAAGTGTTTCGCCAGCGGCTATGCGTAGTGTTGGTGATTTCTGGCTTAGGTATGGGTACTTGATGAATACTTGGATTAAGTTCCCGAAAACACTTAGCCTTATGACCGAATTTACGTATTGGAAGATGGCTGAGTGCTACTTGGTTGACACAACAATTCCTGAGGGATTCAAGGCCAGTGTGCGAGGAATCTTCGAAAAGGGCGTGACTGTGTGGCGTTCTCCTCAGCGTATCGGTAACACAAATGTTCGCAACAATCGGATTGATAAGTCGGTTAGGGTGACTCTTAGTGAGTAAAAAGGATTACGTGCTTAACGGCATCTACAAGAAAATCATGGCGTCTCCCCCGTCCTCATCCGAGGCGCGACAGATGCAGCTCGAGCACATGTATCGGCGCCAGTTAATGGGCAAGTGTCTTTCCCGGTTTACTTGGGAGGGATTGCCTAATGGGATTGACCCACGTTTTATTGAAGCAACTATCTTCAATAACGGGTACTCCGTGTTTTATTTCGATAGTTTCTTTGAATTGTTTATGGCAATGCCCGCAACAATTTCGGGGCCACTGGACATTCAGGACAATCCAACTGGATACCGCGTAACCCGAAACGGTGTTTATTCTCGTGAGGTGAGCGCAAGTGAGTCTGTCTGCATTTGGGGCAATCAGGTGCGTGAGCCTGAAATTGATGTAGTGCTTTCTTACGCTGCAAGGCTTGCTCAGATTGACAGAACGATCGAAATTGATCTGTTGAATGAACGTAACCCGATGATTGTTGCATGTTCGCAGGACCAGCGTCTCACTATCCAGAATCTTATTTCCAAGATTTACGATGGTGAACCTGTCGTGTGGGGTACTGAGAACATGAGCATGGATAATCTCGCTAACACCATTGGCGTGTTTCCACTTAATCAGAATGCTGGCGCTGGTGCAGTTTCTTCGATCAAGCACATGGAGTCTAAGTCCAAGATTTGGGGCGAAGCACTCACAATGCTCGGGATTATGAACGTGAATTCCGAGAAGCGTGAGCGCATGGTGGTTGAGGAGGCCGCCGCTAATTCTGGGCAGGTGCTTGCGTCTCGTGAGTCTTTTATGAAGCCGCGCGAGTTGGCTTGCGAACAGATTAATGAGAAGTTTGGGCTTAACGTGTCATGCTATTGGGCTGTAGACGATAATGCCTCACCGAACCTTAATGATTATCTTGCTAGTTCTAATTTGACAACCTATGGGGGTGACGATGTCAGTAACAACGATAATGTTTCGTGACGTTGTTAAGTTAACCAATGACCACGTTGGACTTGATGACTACCCGATTTTCGATGAAGCGTATCGAAAGACTCTGAATGATCGAATTAAGAAGACATATTGGCTTCAAGAGATTGCGCACGAGACAATTGATATCTTTATCTGGCGGCTAAGCCTTAAGATGGAACTGATTATGCCGCGGTATAATCGAATGTATCTGGCTGAACTGCAAAACACGGACCCGCTTGAAGGCAATCGCCACTACAGCGAGACCAGTCAGGACGGCAGGTCCCAGAATTCTGGGATCAACCACCAGACGGGCAGTGGTAGTGGCACCAACAAGTCGAAGGGGCGCACCGTGGGCTCGGACACTCCCCAGACGCGGCTTGCGGGCGATGGGGACTATGCTACGAGTATCAGCGACGCGAGCACGTCAGGTGACACTACGTCTCGTAATGAGTCGGATAGCACGTCGTCCTCGAATAGCAATTACACCAATAATCAACACTCTAATTCATGGGGATATTCGGGCTCTAAGGCTCGCGCAATTGCTGATTATCGGGGAACACTACTTAACGTTGACGACTTAGTGATCGCAGAACTGAGTGATCTTTTCATGGGACTGTGGGACACGGATATGCCTCACACCCCTGGCGGACTAATTAATGGATACTCTTTCGGACTAGGACTTGGAGGATATTATGGCTACTGGTGACGACATTATCGGCTCTATCGATCAAGCCCTTTGGCGCATTCAGTCACGATCGGTGAACAACATTACCCCGTTTACTTATCGTGATGGACTGACATATATTGACGTGCTTGAGCGAATTCGTTCCAGCGTTATTGACGTTATTACGTTCACGAATTCCTTTGGTGAGGAACAGGATAAGATCATCGCCAAACTGAATGAGACGATTACTAACTTCATTACTGAGGTTGAGAAGACACATTCAGGTTGGAATAAGGAACTTGACGCAAAGAAGACCGCACTTGAGTCACTAATCGAAGACTTCAAGCGGCGCCTTATTGATGCAGAGTTCCGAGAGGTTGACGGCAACTACATTGAAGCACCACTCAAGTCCCCTGCCGGTAAGCGGGTTACGCTCACAACCAAGGCGTGGGGAGACTCGCTAAAGGCCCAGAATTCACAGTTTCAGACAGACATTCAGGGAAAGTTGGATCAACAGCGCAGAGACTTTGACAACCGATTTCCTGCCTACTACACAAAGACTGAGGCCAATGATATCTTCCTTGAGGACCCTAAACTCACCGAAGGTGTTGTTATTGGTTCGTCTAATGCAACAATTGAAGCGAGCCGTTGGACCGAGACTCTTTGTCGGGAACTGGGGCTGAATCCAAATGTATATGCGATTGGCGGTGGTGGATTTACTTCAACGTCCGACAATAATTTCCTAACCCAGTTGGATAACGCCAAACAGGGAATGTCTGAGGACAAGCGCCGCAGAACTAAGTACCTGTTTGTGATCGACTTGCTGAATGATATTCGGGCACAGAATTCTGTGAGTGACAAGGCGTCAACCTTTTTCAGGCTTGCGCGCCAGTACTTTCCTAACGCGGACATTCGAGTGCTTCCGGTTATCTTTAACGAGTCATCGCTGAATGAGTATGTGCAGATGGCGCGCTCATGTGTTTCCCGGACATTCGAGGTCGTCAATGCAGGCAAGCCCTACGACGCCGTCGTCTGCGAGGGTTCTCGTGGTTGGGTTCACTGGGGAGACGAGCAAGCCAAGTCCTGGGACCAGGGGCCCGATAATGTGCACATGACTGCCTCGGGGTACACGCACGTCAAGGAACTGTTTAAGGTGTGGCTCAAGGGTGGGTCGTCGTGGTTCAACCCTCCGGCGATGGCCCTGCACACGCTGTCTGACGGTACTGTGGCAAAGGACTACAACTACCTCACGTGCGAGCGCGATAGGGACTGGGTTTACATTCAGGGAACATTCAAGGTTGGCGCAAATAATGTGGGATACGATGGTCGACTAATGAGTATTCCTGGGTGGGCGCGCCCGTACGATGGCGTCATGTCACCCATTATTGGAAACGACAGGACGTATAAATACCTATATGTTGCCAAGACAGGAGGAATTTACGCAGGAGATATCCTCTCAGCAAATCAGACCTATCAGGTAAACATGACATACAAAATCTGGTAGTTGCAGTCGAGTAGTCTGCCCCGATACAATTGGGGCAGGCTATTCGTTTGGAGGAAGTATGGCGTGGGATGTCACAGCAAAGAAAGTTGCTATTAAAGCCATCGGGCAGGTTGAGTCGTCTATGGACTATTCGGCAATCAACTACAACGACCCAATCACCGTCGGGATCGCACAATGGTATGGGACTCGTGCAGCAGCAATTCTGAACCGTATGCGTGGCTCTCACGCAACGGAGTATGCTCGTGTCGATGGGGGTTTCAGGTCCCGACTCGAATCCGTTCCCGAGTCTGACTCGTCTTGGAACACCTACTATCTTTCTCGCGGCGTTGGCGACAGTCTTAAGCCGCTGCTTAACGCGAGCAAGGATATTCAGGGTGACCAGATTGTCAAGGACCTTGAAAACTATTTCAGTGTTGCTAAGCAATATGGAATTAACCCCGAGACTGACACTGACGCATTCATTCTATGGTGCGTTGCATATCACCAAGGACCACGTTACGCTTTTCAGGTCGCAAACCATTACAGCGGCGGGGGCCTTAATGAAATGTATTCCGATATTATGGCTAACGGCGTACTTGGTCGGTATAGTAATCGGTATACTCAAGCCAAAAACATCATTGCGGGCAAAGACACTAGCGGTGTGGGCGAGGGTGGAATTAGTGCAAACACTCCGGGTAATGGTGGGAGTGTTGGAGAGAATTCTCAGAGCGTGACCGTGTCTGGCGGAAAACTAATTATTAGTGCCGACGACTCGGGAATCCTTACACTGCGTTCAAAGTTCGGCAACTATCAAATGTATTCTCGGGGTCATAATCTTTGGGAAGTAAATCTCAAAGATATTCAAGAGAAAATCGTCGGACAAAACCCGCAAGCAAATGCTGGTGGGGGCGGAGGCGGTGGAACGCCCGCCCCCGGCGGCTCCGGCAAGGGCGCGGCCGCGCTCGCATGGGTAATGGCCCGGCTGGGCAAGTTCGCCTACTGCCAGTGCCCCGGCCGCCAGGACCCCGACAACAGTGGCATCACGGACTGTAGCGGCCTCATGTACGCCGCCTACAAGGCCACTAGCGGCACATTCGTGGGCACGTGGACGGGCGACCAGTACTTCCGCGGGGCCGAGCCATTTCCTCGCCGTGGTGGGGCTATGACGGCCTCGGAGCGGTCCCAGTTGCGGCCGGGGGACATGATCGTCATGGCATGGAAGTCGACGGGTAGTTATTATCCTGAAACGGATCACGTTGAAATGGTGGTAGACTCAAACACCTTGGTGGGTCACGGCGGGAATCCGCATTATGGGCCAGTGACTAAATCTATTGATGTTCTCGCCGGTACTCGGTGGTGGACTGTAAGGCGTCACGAATGAAAAAGAAATTCTCCTACTATAGTTTCTCTAATGTGCTCTCATATGCGGGAGTGTTTAACATGGTTATGGGTGCTCGTGGTCTCGGAAAGACCTACGGGGCCAAGAAAATCGTTATTAAGAATGCGATCAATAAGGGGCAGCAATTCATTTATCTTCGTCGTTACAAGACTGAACTCAAAGGGCGTAACAGTTTCTTTGCTGATATTCAGCACGAATTTCCCGATGAGGAATTCCGTGTAGAAGGGCAGTATGCTCAGCGTAAGATGGGGAAGAAATGGGAAACTATTGGTTATTTCATTCCCCTGTCTACGGCGCAGGCAAATAAGTCAATTGCTTACCCGAACGTGTACACGATTATCTTTGATGAATTCATTATCGATAAAGGTTCGCTTAGGTATCTTCCCGATGAGGCGAAAGTCTTTATGGACTTTTACTCCACTGTGGACCGTTACCAGGATCGCGTGCGCTGCCTTATGCTTTCCAATGCCGTTAGCATTATGAATCCCTACTTTATTCGATTTCACATAGAACCGAAAGAAGGAATCAGTCGTCATGCTGACGGATTTATTGTCACTGATTTCGTGAACAGTGAGCAATTTCAATCCGAAGTAGCGCATACCCGGTTCGGTTCATTCATCACAAACTATGCTGAGGACTACGCCGAGTACTCCATCTCAAACAAATTCGCAGACAACTATGACGACTTTGTTATGAAAAAGACTGGAAAAGCAAAATACGCATTCTCCCTCCGCTGCCCCGACGGCGAGGTCTCCATCTGGATCGACGGTGGCACATGGTTCGCCCAGCGCCGCCAACCCCGCGGGGATAGGGTAAGATGGGCCTATAAGGTCACGGACCTGAGGGAAGGGGAGCGGCTACTCATGTACGGGGATAAGGTGCTCAGCATCATGCGCAGCACGTACCGCAAGGGGCGACTGTTCTCCGACTCACCCGAGACTAGAAACATGTTTGCTGAAATCTTTGTCCGATGATACATATTAATCCCACCACGATTGACGTTGCCCTAATTCTCGGCGTCATATCCGTATTAACAATCGTTGGGCGTTTCGTCTACCGGGTCACGCGCTTTATGGATCACTTATCCGAAATGCTGAATGCGTGGGATGGGAAAGATGGAATGCCTAGCGTGATGGACCGGCTTGAAGATATTGAAGACAAGTTAAAAGACGTTCAGTATCACGTCAAGCCAAACCATGGCGGCTCGAGTGTAGATGCACAGAATCGTCAACTACGAGAAATCATTTCCTACCTCAAGGAGAAAAACAATGGGTGAGCACGAGTCCCCCAAGCCCCCCTTCATCCCCGACGCCTACCGCATGTGGATTTACACTGTGTGCGTTGGTGTCCTTGTCTGCCTCGGTGTCTGGGGCATTCTTGACGGCGACAAGATTAGCGCCCTTAACTTCCTCTTCGCCGCATTCTTCGGCGTCGCAGCGTCTAACACGCCACGAGGAAAGGCGTCCTAATGGTCACCCGCGCGCAAATCATCTCCGCAGCCCAAGAGGAAATCGGATACTCCCGATGGGCCGACGACGAGGCGGGGACCAAGTACGGACGCTGGTACGCACAGGTAACCGGATCACCCAGTTTCGGTGCTTCCGGCGTGCCCTACTGCGACATGTTTGTGTCCTACATCCTCGCCAAGGTAGGCATTAACTGGGTTAGCGCTTATGTTCCTGGGCGTGAAGCCCAGGCCAGTCAGCGCGGCGTCCTCATTAACAAATGGGACGTGCGCCCCGGCGACCTCGTCACCTTCGACTGGCAAGGAGACGGCGAGTCCGACCATATCGGAATCGCTACCAGTGCACTCTATGGAACGAAGATCGACACTGTTGAAGGTAATACTTCCTGGGGTTATTCCGGACCGCAGGGTAACGGCGGCGTAGTCACCAATAAGCAGCGCGATATGGATGACATTGTTTGGGGTATTCGCGTAGTCGACGACAATTCCGCTGTTTCCACTGGCGGCGACATTCGAGACATTCAGCGAATTCTCGGTGCTGTACAGGACAACATTCTCGGGACTGACACCGAAAAGCGAATGTGTGCAGTAATCAAGGCCAGCAACTGGGGTGGACGAGAGTTCCCCTGGGGTGTCGCATACACGCAGAGCGTCGTAGGAACCGATCCTGACGGCGTATGGGGCGACGCCAGTGAAGCCGCCCACGATCGCGTCATAGAATCCCTGCAAGCCGCACTCGGCGTCACCGTCGACGGCATATGGGGCCCCGAGACCTGGGCCGCATGGGAGCGACTAGCCCGCACCGCAGAACGCCCATAATAAACAGTTAATCCCCGGAAGGAACCAACCACTTCCGGGGATTAACTATATCCTCACTCAACTGCTGTCAAGTCTACACCAATCGACTCGAGACAATCCAAGTAAAACTTACGACACTTATCTCTCCCATTATGACCAAATCGCTTAATGGTATTCTGCCCAGTCACCTTATTCGCAAACACTACTCGGTTGTCAGGCCAACCATAAAGGTCGAGACGAAAATCGATAGAATCAATCAAAATTCTATCACAGTACACGCTAATGAGGCATCCTGGCAATTGGTCGGGCAGATTAAGGTTATGGGCAAGTTCTCTAAGGTGATACATTAAATTACTCCCATACTTTCCAAGCCCAATTCGTAAAGAGCAAGATTTCTTTCATTTAGTGAATCGTAATAATTAATGACACCACTCTGTGTCTCGAAAGGATTCCACACTTCCATCGCATAATCATTAATCAAACGAAATGCAGTGTATCCACAATACACAATATTACAGCCCCCGGGCGTATAACACTCACGCATACCCCAATGACGCAAAACACGCTTTACATTATTCGTCGTCGGCGGTTTCAGCAATATTCTCGGCACAGCACACGCTCTTAACCCACGCCGCAGAATTCTCGGGCGTGTCATTATAATCAGTATTCTTAATGAACCAATTCCCATACCCGTTACGAGTAAGCGTAATTCCCTTAGTCATATTCCAATCCCGTCTTTGTGTTTGCAATTACATTAATGTCTACGATTCGGTACTTGTCGCCTTTCCAATAATGTATGCGCTTAGTGTCAGGATAATAACGAACATTCCAGCCCTTAATTAAGAGGTCTGTAAGAAAATTAGAAACTTTCCAATTAGTGAGAATGATATAATCATCACCCTCGCCGTGATGTGATCTGCGTTTCATCTGACTAATTCCTCAAGATATCGATTAATCCGGTATTTGATAAGTGTGTCATGTAGTAGGTTGTATTCATCCTCATTAATAGTGATCTCTATGTTTCCCTTAAGCATGTAAGTCATGATGAAAACCTAATCCGAAACAGTGCTGCGTCGATCGCTGTAGGCAAATCGCTAAATGATCTAATGTAACCGTGTTTTCCACACAATTCATAATATCCCGCACAGACGTTAATGTAAACGTCGTCTGAGTAGTACCAGCGATTCCTGACAATCTTAATAGGCTTATTCGTCATTTGTGTGCTCCTTCTCGGTCAAATATACCGCTCGTTGTCACTCAGCATGTCTCCAAACCAAGCCAACAACTCCCACTGAGAACCGAACCACCACGACCGCCCCTTGCGCCGAACCTCCCACCTCCGCGAACTGTGACGCACTACCAAATACTCGTCTGCCCCGTAAGACAACACTCCCTTAGTGCCACCCCTCCAAGTCCTGAGGCCAATCCCGGCCGCCTCGTAAGTGCTCGCAGCACCCTTGCCGAGCAAAGTCTCGAAGTCGTTCATCTTAGTTCCTTCCATTCCGGCGGGCTGCTCCCGCCCCGTTCATGTATTAATAATGCATCATAGATTCTAAGTTGTCAACTCAACTTTATGTGAACTAGATTACTGCGATAATTAAATGATTATCTAGTTAATAACATACTAATAAGAAAGGCCACCATTTCTTGGTGGCCAATCTTATTAGTAGTAGGACTTGATGTAGTCAATAACCTCAGTGAAACTACCGAACACCACTCGCTTGTTAGCCCCCGAAACCCGATAGCCCTCAGCGGTCATCTTAACAATGAACTACACCACACAAACAAATGTCCTAACATAAGCGGCCCTATTGTACTAACAATAGGACCGCTTATTAATATGCCC